TTTCGACGCATAACAGTCTGCATCAAGGAAACTAATCGCTTGCTGAACATTCCGGCTGTGGCATCACCATCATAAACCAAAATGTTTCGATCTACACCAGCGGCCAAAAGGGTGTGCCATCCGTCATCGTTCATTTTTTTAACGAATCCGGCCTCTAGGACTTGCATAGCGCGACCTACAATATCCCAACGAGCTTCACGAGCGTAACGCAACAAGTAATCAATACTTGATGTGATGCTGTAGGTTGGAATCATAACATAGTCGCTCTCGACCGCACGTTCCGGTACGCGACCATGACCCGGGTTGGTGTAAGCTACGTGCTCACCTTCAAGTCCGGGAGAAATCAAGTCGAGTGGGTATTCTGTGGAAGCTCCCGGCTCTACATTGATTGTTTCAAAAATATTTCCAAGAATATTGCCTACGAGAACGCCCTTGCGAAGAGGGAGTTCAAGAGCTTTAGCAAATTCTCTTTGAGCGGCATAAGCAACGTTTTGGTCGCTATCGCCCGACTTTTTTAGCAATGAAATAAACTCATCACTAGGTCTTTCTGTAAGTGACATAAAATATCTCCTTTAGGGTTAGGGCGTATTATTGGCCGCGTGCGTTAGGAAGGTTGACATAAACTTTGCAGTATCCGTCAGCGTCTTTGCGGGACATAAATCGTCCAATGCAAAGCTCTCCTGATGCTGCTGCAAAACTGGTAGCATTACAAATGTGACCAGCGGTTCCGTCAACATCGACTGTAGAAGCAAAAGCTTCTTCACCGGCTTTAGGTGTGCCTTCGATGTTATTAGTTACAACCCATCCACGAGTCAAAACGGTGACTTTACCACCTTTTTGTACTTCATCCTTGTATTGGTTGATGTGGGTTTTTGTTAAGTCTTTGTTAACGACATCGTTTAGAAGGATTCCGATAGGAACGTCTGTGGATGTTGCCTTGGCGTATTTGACTAGGTTTTCGCCCTGATCCAATGCTGCACCAGATGCTTGACCTTGATCTGCCAAAACAACAACACCACCCCTCGTGGCTTCCCCTTCGTTATAGAAAAAGGAAATATCTGTTGATTCTTCAAATCTATCTGCTTTAAGAGCCATTTTTATTTCTCCTGTTATGGTTACTTGTTTAGTACGTTGTTTTCTAACCAGCTAGCAACGCTCGCTCTGGTCGCTTCCATTTCATCGATTTCGGCTGAATTTAGAGTTGCTTCCGAAGTTTCTACATCATCAAAAGCTTCTTCATTCAAATCTGCTTCATTCAAATCTGCTTCAGCTTCATCTGCCTTAGCTTCTTTTTCCTTCTTCTTCTTTTCGATAGCTTCCTTAAGTTCAGGAGGCATCGCAGCTTCAGCTTCTTTGTCCTTTTTCTCTTTGTCATCTTTTGCGTACTTCTTTTTCATAAGCGCAATAACAGAATCAAAAGCGTCTTCTTCAAGAGCGTCAAAACTGGCTAGAGAATCTTCTACGTCTTCTTCGCTGATACCAGCTTCAACAAGTGCAGCTTTTCTCTTCTCCATCTTCTCTTTCTTCTTCATCTCATCCATGTCTTTCATAGCCACAGATAGATCGTCTTGAGATTTAGCAAGAGCGTCCTCTAGTTCAGCAACACGAGCTTGAGTGCTCTTGATGCTTTCCTCTAGTTCAGCAATGCTAGAATCTTTGTCGCTAATTTCGCCTTCATAAGCTTGAACTTTAGAAGCAAACTCTTTGTCTTTAGCTTCTTCGATCTGAGCTTTGATAGCCTCATTCTCCGCTTTTGATGCAGCAAGCTCTGCTCGAACTTCTTTGATCTGCATTTCTAAAACGTTTTCAGCCATTGTAAATTCTCCTATATTAAAATTAGAAATATGGTCTTTTTCAAACGCGACAGATTTTGTTAAAATGATACTTCTTGGGTTGGCTGGTTTGGAAACAAGACCTTTACCTGAGAAAGCTATATTTCTCAAAGCCCTGCCAACCTTATAACCTTCGTATTCACCCTTGCCGCCATAAGCTCTAAGATGCTTAGTCAAAAAAGCAGACTGCTCATCTCTAGCTAAAATTTTAGCGTTGCCGTCGTCGTTTATTAGTGCGTAATCAAATCCAGCAAATAGACATTCCATAGAAACATACCATTTGCCATCTTCGATTTCTGAAAGAATTTTGCTCATTCTTTCTTTGTTTTCTTCATCAGTCCAGCTATTATAGAGAACTGCTTGAGTAATTATGTCAAAATCTTCCGGCATTAGACTGTCATCTGCAACAGCCTTTCCATCTTTTGTTAAAACATAACTACCAGTAATATGCCCGATAATATCATTTTCATCGTGCATAAAATTAAACTGTTTGTCCTCTGGAGTGTTTCTGGCCTCCCATGTCGATTCTGCTAGAAAAACATCATCGTTTTTGTTCCATCCACAAGAAACCAAAACAGATTCTAAATAGAATAAATCTATCTGGTCTTTGTTCTCTGCAACAATTTTCTGAGTGGCGCGTACCACATCGGCTTCAGTTACTTTTTTTCTTACTGATGCCTCAGAACAATACGCAACGCTGGCGGTACTCTTGACGAGTTCACCAACGCCGTCGTCTATTTCTTTTTGAAAAATTTTTATAGTCATTTAATTACCTCAGACAATTATACACAAAAAAATCAAAAAAATCGAAAAAGGGTCATTTTTACCCATTCGGAGGCTCTAAAAGCGTCTCAATCCTCCGAGAGATGACCATTTTCTTGTAGTCTGCCCTGCTGAGATTTTGCTCTCTGATGTCTTTGTAAGCACCCCATTGTGCGTTGTTTACTCTTTGTTTTAAAGTTTTATACAAGTTTTCATCGCTGAGTTCAGTCATTGGTTTGAAGCATAAGAAAGAGTTGAGCTTTACTTCTTCTAACTCTTGGACTTGAGCCTTTGTCATTTGACGCATGTTGTTAAGACCTTTTGACCCTAAGTATCCTGCGGTAAGTTCTTCCGCTTTTTCGTAGGCAGACATTACCCATTGAATAAGGTCAGCTTTCCCGGGATTAGACTTTGGAGTTTCTACACGCTTTTTTCTTGGCTCTTCGTCTTTTTGAAAGTTCGGCCTGCCGTTATCTTTAGGCTGATTCTTCTCTTTTTGTTCTTGGTTTTTTATTTGGATGTCTCCCTGCTTTTCAATTTTTTCCAAGTCTTTGTTATGATTTGCGTTATGGAATGGGCTTGCTTTGGGAGGTATTTTATCTGAGCCTCTGTCTTTATCTTCTCTCTTGAGCCTGACTTTTTCAACCATTGGTATTTCCTTGAATCTTTCAAGAACTGTTTCGTGAGAAATTATATCTCTGTCAGCCAACTGTATTAAGAGGTTCTTTTCAGAAGATTCATCAGATAAGCTCATTTGATCGTAAACTACGTGCGCAGGTTTTCTAAAGCCCATGGCTTTTCTTACAATTTCCATCTCAGCCTGCCAGAATCTGGTTAGCTGATCTCTTCCGTACTGTAGTCTTTCTACCAACGTTTTTAAGGATATAAAGTTGTTAGTAAATCCTCCGCTTTGACCAGCAATACCTGTTAGCGTGGGAGGTACACCAAGACCTGCGTATATACTGTTTAACACTGATTGATATTTTTCAGATCCTAAGAATTTATAAACCTGACTGTTGGACTCAGTGTATGAAAGCTCTGGCCCCCAAACTAACTCCATGGTTCCTCCACCAACGTTACTGGCAAGAATATTTCTTAGTTTATTGATAACCGCTTTGTTTGGAAGGATTTTATGATCTAAGCTACCAACTGTCCATAGTCTGATGTTTGATATAGCTCCATCCAGTGCTGATAAATCAGCGAGCTTCATCTTTTCTAGCATTATGATGTCGTCTAAGATAGCGTAGGTAAGCGGGTAAGCCCATTGCTGCCAATCATCTTTCTTATAATAAAATATTGAAAGCCTGCTTTCGTCTAGGTCAATTTTTCTTTTGCCTGATTTTATTGCTTGCTTTACGCTTGGCGGCAAAGTCTCTAGTATCTTAGCGGGAACTGCTCCGTCTTTAAAATTATCAAAGAAAGAATTCGCACTTAACTCGTGAGTTCTCCTTCCTAAAAACATGCTGATGTCGCCGTTTTTTACGTCGATATTTAACGGGTTAAAGAAGTTGTATCTCCATGGAATCACGTTTGATTCTGTGATTGGCAGGTCGATTCTTATGTCGTTAGCCATCGCTTTCATGAATTTCTTGATCTCAGGAGTTACCGCTGCCTCACTCCTGTACACAAAAACCTGACCAGTTTTGTATAGATTATTTAAAAACCTTTCAGATCTTTCTTTGCCTTGCACCTTTTTAAACCACTGCTTGAAAAACTTTTCTGCACTTTTACTTTCGTGTACTACATTTATTCCTTGGCATCCAAAATCTCCCATTAAATCTATAATGTTTCTAACTATGCCGACTTTCTCGTAAGCATCCATACATAGTTTAATTGCTCTTTTTTGTTTTCTAGGAGTCGCTTCGTTTGGTCTGAAAGCGTCATAATCACTACGTCCGAATTGCGGTCTAACTGATCTGTTAGGCTCAATATCTAAAAAGTCCCTGTGATAACCTTTTGAGATGCCCTCGTAGGACTCCATCGAGTTAGAGAAATTTTCAAA